TAGCTCTGCGCGAACTTCTTCACGAGCTTCGTTGATTTTTTGTTCCCAAGCTTCATTAAGCTCAGTACCAACTTCTTCGCTAATTAGTCCACTTTCAAGCAATGGTTTGATTGCATCAAGCATTTTGTAGTCTCCTAACGTATTTTGAGTTCAGAAATTAACTTTCCAATCTCGCTTTTTAAATACTTTTGTACTCTATTGTCAACACCTGCTTCTTTTGCCATCTCGTGTAACTTATGACCATGCTTCATATTCATTAAGCCTTCATAAATTGCTGTTGGATAAGCATTTGGAGCAGATGGTTGAGCAACTACATCCACGGTAACGATTTCAAAGTCACTAACGTGACCATTACCTTCATTTACGTTACCGCTACCACGCGATGAAACACCTAATTTAACGCCGCTTTGTAGCATTGTTTCAACTAGTTTACCCATCGGTGTTGGTAAAATTTTAAGTTTACCATAACCATTTGGACCGTCCATCCACATTTCTGTAATCATGTGGCTTACGCGGTCCAGGTTAATTTTTAAATCATCCGGGTGATCAACTTCACCAAGCACACTATATCCACCTGAAATTTGTTCATTTAAAGTCGATACGGCTTTTTCAATTTCATTTACAGGATAGACACGTTGATTGGCATTCTTTACACCACCTTGGATGCAAATACCCTTCATATGAAGAGTCTTAGAGTCACCTTCTCCGCTGCTTTCAACAATAAGTTTAGCAGCATCAAAGGTTAAGTTCTCTTTTAAGTATGCCATACCTAATCAGTGTCCTTAAATTGTGCTCTTAGCGTTTGTACCAGATTCTTCACCTTTAACTTTTGCCTTAGGTGCAGCACTTGGTTTTTGTGTTGATTGAGCTGGAGTGTTGCCAACTTTGCCAATTAAATCTTTAGCAGTTGGAGCAGCACGGCCGCTTTCATCACCTGAACTCATTGCTGGCTTTGCTTCTGCGCCTTTAGCACCTGCGTTAGCAGCAACAGTTGACTTCTTGTTTACAGAGCCTTCTTCACTTTTAACTGGAGCTGGAGCAGCTTTTAGTGCAACGCCTTCTTCTAGTTCTTCTGCATCTTCATCTTCAGTAACTTCTTCTTCAGATTCAAACATGCCTTCTTCCATGTCGCTGCCCATGTCCATAGCCATATCAGCGTGTTCTGGCTCTTCAGCTTCACCAGCCATTAGAGCTTCAAACTCTGCCATTAGTTCATCTAGCTTGTCTTCTAGGTCAACAACACGGTCTTCTAAATCTTCTTCTTCACCTTCTTCTTCGTCAGCGTCTAATTCTAGTTCGCCTTCTTCGTCGCCCATTTTAACGTCCATTTCCATGTCGTCTTCAGCTTCAGCAACGCCTTCTTCGTCAGTTTCGATGTCGTCGATTAGATCGTCGACTTCATCTTCTGCCATGTCTTCTTCAGACATTAGGTTTTCGTAAATTTCACGAGACTTCTCAACTACGATTTCGTGGAAAAGGTCTTGTGCTTTTGAATCTTCATCATTGATGACGTATTCAATTAGCTTCTCAAATTTGTTCATATTGATATTCTCCAATAAAGTATGGCTTTATGTGTATTGTATTTACAATGACTTACAAAAATATGTGTATATTACCGCCAAAAAGGCGGAAAAAGGTAGAAATGAAGGATTTTAACTACTAGATATAGTCGAAATCTCTTACATTGGTGGACCTACAGGTTCTGCAGGTGCGGCATATTGTTTTTGAATCTTCTTTAACTTTTCTCTATATTCAACGTTTCTTACGTCAAGCATAAGACGTAGTTTATTAATTTGTTTTAATGTTAAACGAGTTTTACGTGTGGCTTCATCGTCAAGCTGAGTGTTGTCATCTTGAACGCTTTGTAAGCCTGGTACTGCTGGATCAAACATTTCAAATAGTTGCATAGTTTTATTTATACCCCCGGCGGCGGTGTTCCGCCTGCTGGTCCTGTACTAGGCATTGGAGGTACTTCTCCTGCACCAGGTTCTGCTCCTGCTTCGCCTTCTGGAGGTACTTCCATTGCATCCATTTGTCCTAAGTCAGATTCAAATCCACCTGGCATAATGCCTACTGAACGTAAATCAGAACCTTCTGGGCTCATATCATCCGAAGTTCCTTGCTCTTCATTCCACAATTCTTCGTTGCGAACAATTTCTTCCTCAGTTAATCCTAAGAAACGTTCTAACAAGAAACGCTTACTCATATAAGGTAGCTGTTCTAACCCTTGGAATGTACCAACCCGGGCAGAGTCCATTTCTGCTTGACGGAATGTAGCAAAGTTTTGCGGAGAGTTAAACTTTAAGTCAAATAACCCAGAGTCGATATTAAATCCTCTCCAACGTAGAAACATCTTAAACTCGTCATCTAATGTAGAGCATAGTGTTGTTTGTAGTCGCTGGCAATATTGATTAAAACGATATTCTTGAATAAGTGCGGTACCTACACGCCCATCACTTAGTGGTGTTGCTGAATCATCTGGACCAGTTGGCAAATACGAACTTGGAACACGTAATCCACGTGCCATTTTGTTATTAAAGTATTTTAAGTCGTCGATCTGACCTAAGTTTTCACCACCCGGTAATGTTTCAACTTTACTACCGCGGCCTTCTGCTGTTTGTGGGAAGAAGTAATCTTCGTTAATGCTTAATGGGTTATATGTAGCATCCATTGCACTTGCGCCGCCGTTCTTTGTAGGAATGCGGCGTTGATGAATTTCGTTTTTAACACGTTCAACAAAGCTCATAGCCATGTGCGAAGGCATATTACCAACGTCAATATAGAAAACGCGACGTTCCGGCGCACGTTGTACGCGGTAAATTAGAATCGCATCTTCGAGTAATTCTTTTTGCTTGAATACTTTAAAAATGTTTTCAAGAATTGACTGCCCAAAAGGCCAAAAGTAATCTAACCCTTCGGTTAAACTTAAATGTACTACGTGTTTAGCATCTACTGCTGATTCGTTAACTGCTGTTTCAAAACGGCCTTGTGCACCTGCACCAGATGAATTAGGTACATTGTAATTGTACTGCTGTCCGTTAGCCATTGTAGGAATGCCCGATTTAAAATCGTTAACAGACTTTTGTGCTACAGTTAAGTTCTCAAAGTTAGGATTAATGTCGCGGATAACATATTGTTCTGGACGTTTTCCTTCGCTTTCGTTTACAATAACACGTGCTACTTTAGTAGGCTCTACCCAGAACAATTCAAATGTTTCTGGATCGCGAATAAAAACTTGATCGCCATACTTTAATGTATTGCGGAACAATTTAAAAATACGCTTGTCAAATTGATTTAGTTTTGACCATTGCTTTAACTGCTGGCGAAGAATGTTGACTTCGTTTTCAGTTGGCTTTTCGTTAAAATTAAGTTCAAATGCTGTGCCGTTTTGCTCATTTTCTTGAGTACAGAACTCTGCAATAATATCTAAGCAAGCATTAATTTCTGAGTCCATATCCATTGCTTCGTATTGATTATAACGTTCAACACGGTTTGGATGTCCTGTATATACTTCTGGTAATACGCTTTCGTAATTTCTAAATGAAAAGTTTGGCGAATTATTCGATGCCATAGCACCGTTGCCTAACGGACTAAATCTGCCAGAAGTATCAGCAGCGCGGAAATGTTTTTTATAACTCATATCACTATTTAGCTATAATTTGTGCGGAAGATCTTTTCTGAAACTGCTGTATGCTTTTGTATAGCGTCAATAACTGCATCAAGTTTTGCAATTTGACGTTCCATTAAATCCATTTGCGGTCTCATGTCTCGAGTATCTTTGATTTCAACTGGAATTTTTTGCCCTTCTAATGGAACTACCGCTTCTGTACCATGTAGTGTTGCCTGGTATCCAGAACGGGGTCCTGTTGCAATACCGCCTTTAGCCATTGACGGTGCAGGTGCTGACATTTGTGCTGAATTTGGTACAGGTACAGTTGTTGCGCTGTTTGAACGTTTAACAATGTTCTTAAGACTATCCATTAATCCAACATTAACTGTTCCATCTGGACCAAAAATACCGCCTGCAGCAGTAATCATATCTCGCATTTCTTTTGCTTTTTCCGGACCAACAGACAAATTATACGCACTACCAAATCCGCCAAATTCAGTACCTTTGAGTGCTTCTAACATTGAAGCACTTCCTATTGGTTTTCCGCTAGCTTTAATTGCTTCGTCAATAATTTTACTAACCGGGGTTAAGTATGCATCTTGTGCTGCTTTTGTTTGTGCTGCGGTAATATCTTTTAATTCGTCTAAACGAGTATTAACTCCTTCAAGTTGAGTTTTTAAATCTTGCCAGGCAGCAATTTCTTCGTCGGAAGCAAACTCATCTGGTAATCCTGTTCGTATTGCATCTAACAATTCATTACGTTTAACATCCAACGCCTTCATTTCAGCCATTTCAGGAGTTGGCGATACTTTAATTTCAGTTTCTGGTGTTCCGCCATATCCTTCGCCAGCAATAGGCACGTATTCAGTTGAACCGAACATTTGTTGTATTTCGGTTTTACTACGTGCTAGCAGTTCAGTTGCTTCTTTAGAAGCAGAAGCAATACCTTGCATTACGTCGCGAATTGTACTAAAGCTAACGGTAATCGAATCTAATGTCGAAGCGGCGTCGCTTAATTTTCTGCTAGCGTCAATCATTAGTTCAACTGATTCGCTCGACCCTTTTGTTTGTTTGTCTTGAGTTTCTTTATTTTTTGCTGCGATATCTGCAATATCACCCATGCCTAATGACGCTGCTTTGGTTAAATCTAATAAGTTACTATACGGTCCAGTATCGCCCATTGCAGCACCAAATGTTCTTACTTGCGGTATTACTTCATTAATCCCACCTTGAACATCTTTAAACGCACCAACTGCATCTGTTTGGCCAGCAATTACTGCCTGAGTTGACCGTAGCATTGCATAATTAGACGAAATATTACCTTTGATTGCTGCGTCTGAAGTTAAGTATCCGCTAACTTGATCTTGGAATGCAGCCGCTAGTTCTGGGCTAACAGACGCATATATATTGTTCAACTTATATAATTCTTCTGCTTGTTTAGCTTGTCCTGAGGCTTGCATCTGCTGAATTTTTGCAAGGAAACGTGTATTTCTGTTGGCAGCTTCCATTTGTTTTACTTGCTCTTTACGGCTCATGCCTGTTAGTTTAGCAAGTTCATCTAGTTCTTTGCCATATTGCTGTGTGCCTAGCGTAAGTTGTGCTTGCGATAATTGTTGTTGCTGACCCATTGCACGTTGTAAGTCAGCGTATGCAACCATAGTGTCAGCAACTTCTTCTGTTGTAAATCCAATTCTACGCAATTCCTGATCAAGGCCGCCGCGCATTGTACTCATTGCTTTAGCAATTTCTGCTGCACCTGTATCAGCGGAACCATATAATCCAGCTAACGAGCGCGAATTTTGCGCAACCATTGATTCAAACTGCTTTAATGTCATGCCAGCAGTAGTAAACGATTCTGCTAGGCCTAATAATCCGTCGGCACCGACCCCGCCAACACGTGCTAATTCTTGAAAACTTTGAAATGCTGCTTCAGAACGTTCCATTCCGTATGCAGCACCTTCGGCAGCTACTTCCAAAGTCTTTGCCGCTGCAATTGCTGCTGGATTCTTTGAAGCTTTAGCTAACGATGTAATATAACCAGTGGCTGTTTTTAGCACACTACTCATTGATGCAAGTTCAGTTTTGCCTCTGCCTAAACTAGCTCCAAAACTGAATATTTGATCTCTAAATGCAGCACCAGCAGCTTTCACTGCTTTCGATGCTTCTTCTTGCTCTTTTGACGCTTGTCTAGCTGCATTAGCAAGTACATTCAATGCTTCAACTGGAGGTGTTACACCTCGACGCATAGCGTCCATAACCGTTTGCATTGCTTGCAAAAAGTCTAAGGACTTTTCATTTAAGTCATTTTCATCAGCCATTATTTTTCAACCATAAGTAATGCATATATTTATAGTAGAATTATCTATGGAAAATAACCCTTTACGTGCGTATTTTAGACGCCCTTCGATTTACATTAAATTACCAAGCGGTGGTAATTATTATCCACCAGGTACATTAGAAAAATCTGCAAATGGAGAATATCCTGTATTCCCAATGACCGCAGTTGATGAGATTTCATACAGGACTCCCGACGCATTGTTTAACGGACAAGCGTTAGTTGATGTTGTACAGAGTTGTGTTCCTAATATTAAAAATGCATGGGCTGTTCCAAGTTTAGATCTTGACGCTATTCTAGTTGCCATTAGAATTGCTAGTTACGGCCACTCTATGGATGTTGATACTACTTGTCCTAGCTGTAACGAAGAAGCGTTATATAGTTTAGATTTACGAACAGTAATGGAAAACTTAAAGGCTCCTAAATTTAATGAGCCGTTATTAGTTGGGGATTTAGAAGTACATTTTAAACCGTTAAGCTATAAACAAATTACTAGCAATAACATACTGCAATTCGAAGAACAAAAATTAATGAGCGTTATTCAAGACGCAGAAATGGACGAAAAGCAAAAACTCGAAGCAATTAGCGAAGCATTTAAAAAGGTTAGCGAATTAACACTCAAGGCAGTTAGACAAGGAATTTATTTTATTAAAACTCCCGATTCCGAAGTATCTGAACCGCAATTCATTGATGACTTTTTAAAGAACTGCGAACGTACTGTTTTCGATCGTATTAAGGAACGCATTATTACTTTAAAATCTCAGTCAGAACTACGACCGTTGGATATTAAATGTAGTCATTGCAATTTTGAATATCAACAGCCATTTACGCTAGACATGACAAATTTTTTCGGATAAGACTTTTAGCCTTGGACTCTGAGCAAATTTCCAAGTTAGTCGATAACATGGAAGGCGAATCAAGGCAAATCAAAGATGAAGCACTACGTATCAGTTGGAATATGCGAGGCGGAATGAGTTACGAACACGCACTAATGTTAAGTTATCACGAACGGGAAAGTATCGGAAAACTCATTAAAGATAATTTAGAAACAACTAAGAAAACAGGATTACCATACTTCTAATGGACTTAAAGATTGCAAGAGAATCAGTTGAAAACTGGTTAGAAAATTTTATTGAAGTTCCACACCCGGCCTTAGGTGGATTCCCTCCGTGTCCATACGCACGCCAAGCAAGACTTAAAAATCAAATTGATTATCGTTTAGGCGGTGATCCGTATTTAGACTTGCTAATGTTGAGTAAAAAAGGTATGGAAAATTGGGAAGTTGTTGTTTACATCTACGATCCAAAACTATGGGGTGCCGATGAATTCAATGCGCATATTGACGAGGCGAATGCTGGGCCAATGAAGAAAGCAGGTCTTGTTAGTTTAAGCGATCATCCGGATCATCCCGAATCGCAAAAAGGTGTGTGTTTTAATCACGGAACATATGCATTAAGTATCTGTGCATTAACTAAAAATTTAGATGATGCAAGTGTGCAATTGCACAAAAAAGGATATTACGAAGGCTGGGATCCAGAATATTTAGACGATTTATTTACAAATCGCCAAGACCCGCGAAAGCAGTAAGTTTAGCATCGCGTCTACACATACGCTTGTACTCTTGATTGTCTACACTCCACTCAGATCCTGTCCACCATTCAAATCCTTGAATATTTGCCTTGTATAACCCAGACAACTCGTAGCCTGGACCCATATAAACATACTCATATCCAGCAAGTTTAGCCCACGCAAGTTCGTGATATAAACTGTTGTGGCCTAATTTTAATTCTGGTTTTGCATAATCCCAAGCAAACAATACAGTTTCTAAACTTTTAGAAGAATACTGGCGCAGTTTACTCCAACCTACAAAATCATCGTCGTCATAATATTCAAATAACATATCATTGTCTAACCACGTTTCTACTTCATCATGAAACAAATCTTTATACTTTTTGTAGTAGCAGTACGCAGAATAAATGTGCCGTATTGCAGCTTTTTGCTTATTATAATCCCCTACTTTATAGTGTGCATCATTAAAGAGAACATAGTCAATTTCACTAAGATTACAGCGTGTAGAACGGCTTTGGAACCAGGTGAGTTCTCCATTTTCAAATGACAATGACCAACCTTGTGCTAATGCATCATCATACTCATGAGGTTGTACATCAACTAAATTTGCTTTATAATACTGAACGTCTGCTTGTTCTTGCAGGCCAAATTTATGTGTGAATTCTATACGCATATAATTAATTATGTATTCATTTTAGGAGATACAATGGACATTTACCACATCTGGGCTGAAAAAAGCACAGACATTTCAGATATTGATTGGGTTAACAATATGAAAGGTTTTCTTGATCACTTAAAAAACGAAGGCAAATGCGAAGGATATCGCATTACACGTTGTAAGATGGGTTTTGCTTCAATTCCTAATTTGCCAGAGTGGCACATTATGATGGAGTTTAAGGATATGGCACAACTCGAAGCAGCATTTAAGCGTGTAGCACCGCTCGAAGGTGAGCTTGAAACTAAACACCAAAGTTTTAATCAATTTGTAGAAGATATCAAGCACGCATATTATCGCGACTGGCCAGATACATTTGAATAAATAAATTTGTTACGCAATGTAACGTGCCTAATCAAAAACCCATATGTCCGCCAAAGCATATGGGTTTTTTCTTGACTCAGATTTCTCCTTAAACATTTTGATTTTATTCCAAATCTTCTTAGAGAGATGTCTAACGACATCTAAAACTCGCTTTCAGCTCGTTTTATTTTTTTTTGGTTTAATATTTTTTATTTGATTTTATTATAGAAGTAACGAAGTTCTGTTAAGAACTGAAGTTAAGATATCTTGATGGAGAATGATCTTGAAGTCATACGGAACCTGTTTAAGGCCCCGTATGTTACTTGATGGTCAAAAGACTTTCGTATGACGGAAGCAGGTATTTTAGCTTTAACACTATCAATGCTACTGGGACTCTGTGCTTTTCCCTTACCTGCCACGACATCATGTACATTATACTGTACAAAAACATATGTTTTTGTGTGTGATAATGCACACTACCTATGCTCTCGTTCCTAACTGCATAGTTTTTTGTAGCGATAGTGCTCTAGAAGGAAGCAAATCTTCTACGTCAATGTACGCCCAGTGGGGTTTCTCTCAACGTGTTGCGTGTCCAGTTATTACCCTGGCTTTTCCACAGCGGTATTATTATTCTGGCCCGCTAACCTTATGTGCTTCAACTGTGCCTACTAAACTCAACCGTTTATTCTTTGGGTGCTATTGTTTAGCAGAACAAATTTCCTTTAAATTGTTTATATTTTGTTTATTTTCTAAGAATGTACCTAATTCTGTTATAATCCAGTTCTTGCCTAAGTTTTTCCCTGAGTATAATGTATAACTTGGTGTTAAAAATTTATCTTGATATGCCTGTTCAAATGCCAAAAATGTGCCAATACGGTTGAACTTCATGAATAATAAATTCACGTCGCCTTCGTCCGCAGCATCTAGGCACTGAGTTATCCAACCGTCAAGAACTTTGCAGTCGCCTGAGTATAGTTGATGCCACGGAAATTCTTTATAACTTTTACACTCAGCATTAAAACGAGGAAAACTTAACGGAGGAACAATGTCTCCTTTAAGCACTCGTATAGTGCCTTCGTGTAAAAATTCTTTGCGAGCAGCATTTAAGCCGCCCACATACGCACCAGATCCAGGAACTCTAATAAAGGTTTCGTTGTAGATTTCAGAAAGTTGTCTAGCAACATCTCTTTCCCAATTACTACCTTTTGCTTTCTGTGGACTTGGCACGTGCTTACTTATACCTTGTAATAATAATGTAATACTTTTTACGCTTGATCTACAATAATTTGTAAAAAACGTTTTGGTCCAGATAATCTTTTGTGAAAATTATCTGAACTATGAAAAAACTTTCTTTTGAATGCTATAAACTGTCCTGCATCTTGTGCAGGTAAAATTTCTTTAATACTGAGCCATTCTCTATCGTGATCCCAACACATGTCTAAATATTTGTTCCATATATCTAAACTAACTGGATTGTTAGATTTTTGATTCTGTTCTTTAAATTTTGAAAATTCATTAAATTCCTCTGACGCTTCGTTAAAGATAATAGTGCGAGAGTCAACAGAATGCAATGGTATTAATACATTATAATACGGTCTTTGAGTAAACGATTGTTGTCTATTAGAATCGGTGTGTATATCCCACGGAAGATATAATTTAACGTACGATAATTCTGCAATAAATGCACCCAGATCAAATTCTGGAAGTATAAGATCAATAACTTCTTTAACACTGGTATCAAACACTTCATTACGAACCAATCTACGTTGATTAGCAATAAGTTGTCCAACCCAGATACCTGCCGGATCAACAAAGTTGCTTCCAGAACTCAATGACTCTAAATCATGGTTTAACCTTTCCATTAATTCTTTAGAAAAGAAATTTTCTTTAAAAATGATATCATCCATAATTTGATTCTGCCTTAGGAAATACTATATTATTTTTTCCGTTATAGTTATTTGCAATTTCAAGTATCGCTGTTAATTCTTTATTTGCGCCTGGCATAGCATAACCCAACTCTGTACTAACTTCGTGCAATTCTAACCGTCGACGTATACGTTCTGGTAACGTTAATGTCGGATTCAACGCAGATACCCAATTGTAAACAGAATCTGAATTATCAATACCTAATGTTGTAATTTGTAAATCATCTGCCATACTAGAAATAGGAGTACCGTCATAAATGTGCATAGTAAACCCCCACCGCATCATAAAAATAGTTCCAGTATCTGAATATGCTTTGTAACGATGTAGTGCTCTAATATTAGATTGATGATCTGCTAATGTTTCTGTAGGATATCCAACAATCATTAAAAATACGTTTGGTATACCCCAACGACCGCACATTTCTAAATGATAATCAATATCTGCGTCAGAAAATTTCTTTTTAATATGATAACGAACACGTTCAGAAAAACTTTCAATGCCAACTGTAATTTGCTTACACCCTGCGTAATGCATTAACTCATATGTAGTCTCGGGCATTTTAGACTTATTACGGCAAATAAATTGGCCAGTGTATGTAACATCTTTTAATAAAGGATCTTTAACTTTTTCATTTGCAAGCAGATCATTAAAACGATTAAAATTTGTAACACTACCGTTGATTAAACTATCAGTAAATTCAAATTTTGTAAGTCCGTATTGATATACTGATTCTTTAATTTCATTAACAATTTTTTCTGCGGAACGATAAGAAAATTTTGGCCAAACAGTAGCAATATCGCAAAACGTGCAATGCCTAACACACCCACGGCTACTAGTAATCATTATTCTAGGATCTTGATATTCATCCCAATTAACATTTGAATAGTCTGGGTTGGTAAGACTGTCTAGATCTTTTACCTGTTCAAAATTCGGATCGTTGATTCCAGGATAATTTGTATTTGCCTTTAATAGATTATCTAGTGCTAACTCGCCTTCGCCAAAAATTGAAAAGTTACATAAATTATTATCTAAGCACCAAACTCCAAATTCTTTATTTTCAGATTCGGGTAATTTACTACTCAATCCGTTTCCGCCAAGCAAAATTTTAGATTTAACATTTTTCTTTTTTAAATGTTCTAAGAGTAATCGTGTTGGTCTAGCACTAAAATAACTTAATACACTAATACCAATCCATATAACAGAATCATCAATTGAATTCAGCAAAAAATTATCAATTACTTCGATATATTTTTCTTTAACTTCTTGAGATATTGAGTTAGATGCAAACATTGACCAATTATTAAGTTCGTCAAACATTTTCTCAGACAAACATTGTTTAAGTTTGATATTTAAATCAATAAAGACTGGTTCTAAGTTATTTTGTGAGATAACTGGACGTAGAGAACCGTACGCAGCAGAAGGATATTGCGTTTCAATTAAAGGAATACCTATAAACAAAAATTTATTCAATGTTTAAAATGTTCCGAATTTTATCAATTAATGCCGTGTGCGATTTGCCAATGCCAATAACTAAATCGTACAATGCAGGATCGATTGGTTTATTGCCAAATACACTTTGAATGCGACTATTAATATCAGCAGAATGATACTGATCAAAAAAGTCTGTTGGTACACTTAATTCAAGCATATGATCGTACATACAAATGTTAGCAAGAGAATAATTAACTAAAATATTATCTATTCTAACAATAGGTTTAATTTTCCACGGCGTAAACCAAACTGAAATTTTATCTGGACCAGGGTTTATTTTAATGACTACCGAGCAATTACACAGACCTTCGGATATTAAAACATCATTAACAAAATACTTATATTCGGTTAGTTCCGGATGATAAAGTTCAAGTAACATCTGTGGTGTCGTAGGTTGTAAAACCGTTCTCTTTAACAACGGTTAACGTATTATGTACACGTCCAATTAATTCGTCCTTGTGCGATACAAGCCAAACGCTCTTAGAACGTTCACGAGTCATGTGTTTAAGAATGCTCAAACTGTTCTCAACACCTTGTGTATCCATTCCCGAATCAATGAGCTCGTCAATAAACACAAGGTTAATTGGCTGGTATAATGATTCCCAAACGTCGCGGAATGCCCACGACAAACTTAAAATAAGTCTATTACGTTCGCCGCGCGATAAGTTATCAAAATCTAAATCACGACCCAGGTCTGTAATTTCTACAGAAAGATCGTTTAAGAACTGGACCGTATGTCGCAAGCCAATCTTGTCAAGATAATGTGTTAATCTTGAGTTTAAGTATGCTAGATTCTGATCAATAATCTTTTTACGAATAAACGAATCTTTGTTAGTAAGCAATTTAAGCAAGAACTCTTGGTGCTCTTGTAAATGCGCAAGCTCGTTCATATGATCATATGAAACTTCTTGCAATGCTTGCTCTTGCATTTCTGTAATTTGCTCAGCATATGGATCTGTTTCGTTGCGTCGTGTTTCTAGCTGCGCACGAGCAGTTTCGAGTGTATTCTTATGCTCTAGTGCTTCTTGTAGTGTTTTATAAAATGTTTGCGGCTTGGCGCCAAGCTCGCCTAGTGCTTGCAATCCTTGATGTGCTTCGTCCCATTGGCCTTCGTTAGTGATAATTTGAAGTGCGGCTTGTTGTAAGTCACCTTCTTTGTCCGCTAAAATTTCTTCATGTTTGGCATCGTGCAGCTCTTGACCGCACGCATGGCACTTGTGATCTTTTAGCGAAGCAATTTCTTTTTCTAATTTTTGAATTTTGGTGCCAAGACGCTTATTTTCGGCGTCTATTGAGGTTTGATATCCTTGTAATGTATCAATTTGTGCTTTCTTTTCGTTATATGCATCAATGTCAGCAAACGCTTTTACTTCTGCTTCAATATCAATATGCTCGAGAGCTTCAATCGACGCTTTGTAATCAGCAATATCTTTTTGTTGGTTATCTAGCCACATGCGTTGTCTACGCTTTACAGAATCAATTTGATCCTGAATACGTTGATTAGCATCCATAACTGCTTGGATACGCAACTCTTCTTCTTTTTTGAGATCTTTTGTATTTTTGGCTTGATCTTTTAAATGTTCTGCTTTTTCAGTAAGCAATGTGATACCAAGCAATTGCTCAATAATATCACGCTGATCGTTAGCCCGCATACTGAGGAAAGGTTCGGTATACGTGTTCAAAGCCACAATGTGTTTAAACATGTTGTGGCTTATACCTAGCAATTCCTCAATGGCTTTTTGTGTTTCTCGCGAATCACCTTGGGCGTTATCTGTTGACTCTTGTTCTTCATTTTCAATGTAGAACTTTAATACGTTAGGCTTGCGCCCACGCTCAATTCTGTACTCTTTACCAGCATACTCAAACTCTACAGAGCAAAGCATACCTTTGGAATTTGTTTTGTTGATTAAATTATCGCGTTTAATGTTAGTCAGTGCTATACCGTAAAACGCATACGAAAGTGCGTTAATGATAGTAGTCTTACCTGTGCCGTTACGAGCACCATCGCCGCCTAAGTCCATATTATTACCTAGAACCAATGTTAAATCATTGCGGTCAAAATGAACTGCTTGGGTAGCATTACCCACGCTCATAAAGTTTTTAACGGTTAGTGTTTTAATTTTAATCATAGATTTTCCAACACTAATTTAGTTATAAATTTATGTCCGTCTATTGACGGATGTGAATCAGAAATTGAAATTGTTAATTTTTTCTGTATAATTATATCTCCGATAGATCCCCCCCAGTTGATAAATTTTTCTTTATTAATCTCGTCTGCATACTGGTTAATTTCATCAAATTCGTTAAAAATTTGTTCATCAGACATTTGATCAAAACAAATAAACTCTTTAATGTTTGCAATAAAATCTTGTTTTGAGCTAAGCCAGTTAGATAGGGTGGAATTTAACATATTCATCATTATATAATCCTTATTTTTAGATTCTAGAAATCTTTGTAATAGAATTATTTGTTGTAACCAATTTTTAAACTCGTATAACTCGTTATACCAATATTTGTAATACATATTACCAAAATCTTTATATTTGTTATAATTTAATTTTAAATCATCACTATGGTGCAATGATGCATTTAAATTTAAGTTTGGATTAAAATTAATTTCAAAATTGTCAACAGGATTGTATTTTGTAAATCTAGAATACGACGTCCATGCTATAAAAAATTTATCGTAGTAATCAACATTTTTTATAGTTCGATAAACAATTCTATCATTTGATCCACCGCTAACAGCATCATTTGTAAACATATGATGAAGTTTTTTTGAAACTAAACTAGGCCAAGCATTCTGGCTAGGGTTTATTATGCCATCGCCATATGTAAAACTACATCCGTTAAAATATAATTTCATAAGTTTTGATAAATTTGTAGTAACAATTGTTTATTATAAAACTCAGAATCGATGTTTGTCAACTGATCAGTAATAATCTGGTCAACTGAATGAAATACAGTAGTATCAACACCATCATTTTCATGTTCTTGATTTTTAGATTTTGGCAAAAGACTAATTTCTCTAATGCCATACCCGTTTACAAATGTTTCTTTAATAAAGTTTGCTTCTTCGTAACTTACATTGATATCTAAATTAACACGAACATGCTGATTAGGCTTTAGAATTTGATCAGCGTGATCAATAAGAGCAGACAAATCAATAACACGATATGTAGGCTGTGCATCCCACGCAAAGAACTCTGGGTTTTGTCCCCATTCTAAAATAGTAGCACCGCGTTGTTCATCACCTGCATCTGCGAAATTATGAGGGAAAGCATTGCCAATGTACGAAATATTACCTTTATTTTGCCGCATATGGAAGTGCCCACTGAACACACGCTCAACACCTTTAAAATCATCTGCGTTAACTTCGCCTGTGTCTGGCATTTCTACCATAGCATTCATTTTAAAATGTGGTAATTCAAAGTGTCCGAAAACATATTTGGATGAGATCTTTTGAATACGTTTATGGTCATCGCCAATTAGCCACGGAACAATAGTTACATCGCTATCTGTAAACCAATCGTTAATAACGTGAATGTTAGGTAAATGCTTTGCCCATTCTGCTCCGTGAATATCACGCTTGTCGCGATAGTACAAGTCGTGATTGCCCGGCAAGAAGTAAAACTGATCAAACGCAGCAGACAATTTTTCTAGACTGCGTAAACTAAAATTTAATGTCTGCAGGTTAATGCTAGCACGGTGATGGTGCCAATCACCTAAAAACATTCCAGTTTCGCAATTTTTACTTTTGGCTAAATCAATAAACCAATCTACAAAACTTTCGCAGTCTTGTAGATGTGTAATGCTATTGTTCTTTAGACCAAAATGAATGTCGGTGAAAATTGCTGCTCGTTTGAATAAGCTCATTATTAATCTTCTTGGTATTTTGTATCTGGGTTGTCGTTTTCAAATTGACGTGTCCAAGATGGGTTTAGTCCATGTTGTTCGAGGATATCATCACGAATATTTTGCATCTTCTTTTCAATATTCAGTACACGAGTAAATGAGTTAGTGACTGCTGCTGTGTAATAAGCAAATGGATTCTGTGACTTTGCTTCATTAAACTGTAAGCCAATTTGACAAAGTTGTAGTAGAGCCTGCGAACGCATTTCGTCATTGTAGGTATAACCACGCCAGTTGCTTCGTGTAGCATAACGCTCACACAGTTTCATATACATCATAGCAAGTTTGTCTGTAACACGGCCGTGTGTTTTACTAAAATGTCCTTCATCGATAGTACCTTTCCAATGGCTACGTCCCACTTCAAATGGATTACCTTCTGCGTCAATTCTATAATGTTTAAACGGCGGAAAGTTGCAACGTACCGGAACCATTTCAACATCGGGATCGTTTTCGTCGCAGGTTTCGCAATCAGTATCTTCATCTAAATCTAAATCGTCAAGCAAATCTGCTGCTTTCTTCTTTTTAGGTTTAGTGCTTGCTTTTGTGCGTTTCTTGGGTCCTAGCGGAATGTGCTCGTCTGTCATTACACGAATAACAATATCTTCGTTAGTAATTGACTTTAGATCTACAGTTTCACCTGTAAGTTTAGACAAACGTGTAGCACGATTATCACGTGCTTCTTTCAGTGTGCGAACGTTGATCTTTTCAAGTCCGGTCTTGCCGTTTTCGTCTGGTTCTAAAATTAAATCAAAATCGCTGTCTGTAATCTTGTCTCGGTAAGAGCAAAATGTGTTCTTACTTTTGTGAATTTCTGCTAAAATATCTTTGTTGTTTAGATAATTTACTCTCTTTTGTCCTGGTTGTGCCATTAAGGGCTCCTATATCAATACACTTATTATATAACATCTTTATGTGTGTTGTCAATGATTTATTGTCATTATATACGCCGTTAATGAACTCCATAAATAATGACATAAGGAAACGTAAGAATGGCAAACGCACCAGTACCACAAAATTTAGCAGGCGAATACGCAGCAGCGATTGAAAACAGAATACGTTTGGGCAATCAGTTAGATACTCTCGCAGATCAATTGTCTGCTAAAGGGCTATCTGGGTCGGCGTTGTTTAATCATCCAGATTATAATGCTTTAGAAGAAGCAATTGGCGAAGCTGAGAGTTACGAAGCTGATTTATATTCAACTATAATTCAATATAACAATGGTCCAGAAATTGAAAAACAGGTTTCGGGCCAGTTTGGTGCTGCTGGATCAAATTTCCAGGCGGGTGCTGTTCCAGCACAAGTCCCTTCGTATATTGACACAGCAGCATCTGCTACTACTGCACAACAAAACCTATCCACACCGCCAGCAGATCTTCCTGATTCGGCATTTGATGTTTTTGATGTTCCGGGAACATACAATTATTACACACAATCTGAAGAAACGGATCAATATATTCAACAAAGATATGAAGATGACTTAGCTGAACTTACCGCAGATGATTATGCTGCGAATCAACAAGCACGCATAGACGAATTATTAGCACAGCGTCAAGGAACTACACTTTATGATGATGAGTTTAGTCCTGCAAATGATCCTAATTTATGGTATGATGATAGTTTAGGTGAGTACGTACCTCGTGATGATAGACCAGAAGATTGGCAAGCACGAGCTCAAAATGAATTTGTTTATAATGACGATTTAGGCGAATGGGTAGCACGTGAAGACATGCCAGACAATTGGCAATACGGTGCAGACCCACAAGGTGGGCCGGAATACGACGAATATGGATGTAGAGTTGGTTTAGAAGTATACGATGATACCGATGGTGTTTGCGTGCCTATTGGACAGACATCAAACTATTTAGGTAATCCGTTACCTGTACAAGATTTTGATGATTTCTACTTAGATCACTCAGAAGAGTTAGATATCATTGCAGCCAAATATGGTGTAGATCCAACTTCCGAACAAGCACGTGAATTATGGGAACAAGAATACGGCGGCGGAATTAGTTTTGCAGACGAAAACGAAGGGATTATTACTACATCACAATTACGTAGTATCGCTGATGAACGCAAGTTAATTAATCCTATTAATGAAACTGATTGGCGTTTTAGAATTAGATTAAGTCCTTACGCAGACTACCTATACAATTCTACAAATCCTGGAATTCTTACTCCTCTACGTAACACAGACGGTGTAATATTTCCGTATGTACCACAAATTACAATTTCAAACAACGCACGATATGCAAGTTACGATCTAACCCACAGCAACTATCGCGGATATTTTTATTCTGGAAGTCACGTTGAAAATATTATTGTAAATGCTGAATTTACTGCACAGGATACAGCAGAAGCAAACTACTTGTTGGCTGTTTTACATTTCTTTAAGTCTGCAACTAAAATGTTTTACGGCCAAGACAAAGAGCGAGGAACACCACCACCATTATTGTATATGACTGGCTTCGGCGAGTATCAGTTCAATGAGCATCCGTGTGCGTTAACAGTATTTCAATATACATTGCCAGATAATGTTGATTATATTAGAACTACAAACTCAACTACCACTGGTGACCAGTATATGAGTAAAAACACATCTGGTGGATATTCGGGAAATAGTAGTGTGTTAAGCCGATTAGTAAATGCTGGATTAGATTACTTGTTTGGAAGTCCGCAGGAACTAAGTCCTATGAGCTCAGGGTTTAGCGGTATAACTAAAGTCAACGGTGGCAATACTTATGTGCCAACAAGAATTAATTTAAGCCTAACATTCTTACCGATTAATACACGTAATCAAATTAGTAAAGAATTTAGCTTACAAGATTTTGCAAGTGGCAGTTTAATTAAGAAAGGTATTTGGTAATGGGAACATACACAGCAACAAGTCCATACTATGAAACTCGTAACAATGAGTTTTATTTAGATTTGATGGTAAACAGAAAAATACCTAAAAAACGTGACGATAAATTGTTCACTATTAATCAAGTATATAATTTGCGTCCGGATCTATTAGCGCATGACTTGTACGGCACTGCTGATTTGTGGTGGGTGTTTGCACAACGCAACCCAAATACGCTTGTTGATCCACTTTATGATTTTCGTATTGGCACACAAATATTTCTTCCAACATTGGAAACATTAAGAGAAGCATTAGGATTCTAACGTGGCTGATATTACAATCACTGGCGGCGGCAATGTTGATAACAAGAACTTCTATGTAGACCCAAACGGTGATCTATGGTACGATGTTCTATATGAAAAAATTCCAACAAAACCCGGCGATTGGACAACTGCCGGTAAGCCACTTGAAGCAAAACGTTATCCGTCAGGTCAACGGGTTACAAACTTAAATGGATTTAATTTTACACGTTCAAATTATAATCCGCTCGCTGGCGCAACACCCTCAACTCAAAACATAGTAGGAAACACTACATCACCTATTGTAACTACCAGACCAACTGGCGTAATACCACCTCCTAACACTGGGCCTGCTATACCAGGCGGAACTCCTGCTAATGTTAACATAACTCCGGAGTTAGTAGCACCTATTACAGCGCAAGAAGCACTGAGCTATAATGCCAATGCAGCACTATCAAGTTTTAACATTGGTCCAAGTCCAGTGTCGGTTGCAATGCCAGGAAGTACAATTAATGCAAATTATGATTCAAACCCACAACTTGGGAATGTTAGTGTACAGCCTGGCGCAGCACAAGCAGTATTCGCACCAACACGTGCTGTAGAGTTCAATCCTACAACCGGTGGAGTTGAAGCCGGACCAGCAGCACAAGTGCGATTAGCACAAGATGGTACATTAAGAATCACTCCAGACACAGCCACTGAATTTAAATTAGGTACAGGTGTATCACAAGCAGTCAATGGCGACCTTGTTGTTTCAACGGGCGGCGTGGCAGTCTTGTCACCAAATACAGAAGTTGTCATGGAACCTGGCACTTCAGCAGCACTAATGCCGTTTGCTGCTGGAAATACAGAAACTATTCTAGTAGAGGCAGAACCAGCACAAAATCTAAATTTTATAGAAACTACTCCAGCATTAAACAGTGTCGGGGAAGAAGTAATTGAAACAACAGACGCACCGCCTGAGTATTTAGAAAATCAGGAAACCGGTAAAGGCCAAACAGAAGATGGTAGATTAATTGGCTCGCAAACAAATGCACAATCTCCAGAATTAGATGATGATGGGTTCGACGATGATGAAATTGAATGGGCCGAAGGCGAAGGCGCATTATTAGCAAACGATGGTATTCAATATGGAAATACTGGCGCAGGTGGAACCAACAAGGAAGAATCTGGCATTGGCGATGCAGATACTATTGGAGTAGCAGACAGGAATATTGCTACGGGTTCAGATGGGGCAAGCCCTGTACCGACAGAATTTTTAGAAAAGATTGTAGCTAAGCCGAATCCATTTAAGGACTTTGCTACAATGACGTATGCTATTAGCCTTTATCTATTAGATAAGCCAGCCTACGAAAAAATTATGAATCAAGGTATTAAAAGTGTTGCTGGACTCCCGTTATTAATACAAAGTGGTGGCGCCGCTGAAGATACAGTTGGCACATTTGGTGCATTTAGAGATCCAAACTTTCATTTAGATTTTTATATTGATGATATTGAAATCGAAGGTGGTGTTTCGGGAACATCGACACAATCGGTACATAATGCATTTAAAATTAATTTCAGAGTTAAAGAACCAAACGGCTTAACGTTTTTAGATAGTTTACATGCGGCTGTCAAGGATCATCATTTACGTAAAGGTTTCCCGGCTGATAAAATTAACTATGCAGCACAGCAATACTTAATGGTTATCCGCTTCTATGGTTATGACAAGTTTGGCAGGATTGTTGACGGAACCACTGTTTCAAAAACAGAACCAACATCAGACACACGTGCGGTTAGTGAAAAATTTATTCCATTTATTTTTAGCGGCATTAAATTTACAATGGCTGAACATATGATCGAATATAACTGCGAGTGCGCAGCAATACAAAGTTTCTTCTCGCAAGTTGGAACACATAGCGCGATACCGTTTAACGTTGAGTTAACGGGTGGAACTGTTGCGAGTGTTTTAGGTATCGGCGGCGCAGGCGAAGGATATTCAGATGATGAATTTAATCCTAGACTAGAAAATAATGCAATTAATACCAAAAACAATGTTACTGTTTATACAGGATTAGCAAATGCATTAAATGTCGAAAGCGAACGTGCATATGGTAAAGAATATGCACACAAATACATCATTGAAGTCGAGCAAGGGTCAGAAATTGGTACTAAAAAAATTGTAGTAGATCCAAATGTAGATAAAAGTTTATCTGCAATGCCGTCGGATAAGTCTAATCCAACTGCACCAAATACAGATCGCGTTGATAAAAATCAAGGACGTAAAAGTTTACCCGCTGGTACAAGTATTATCCAAGCAATTGAATTAGTTGTCAGAGAGAGTGAATTTGTAAAAGCGCAACAAAATATTGAAATTGATAAACGCACCGGCAAGCCAACAGTAAAAGCCGGAGCAAAGAATAAAGTATTCCAATGGTTTAAGGTTATAGCAACAGCAGTGCCGCGTTCAGCGAAGATTAACCCACAAACAATGGATTATGCGTACACTATTACATATACTATTAAACGTTATGGGGTAAGTGACCCTAAGAGCCCGTATTTCCCTCAAGCATATTATCGAGGTGTACATAAACGTTATCCGTATTGGTTCACTGGTGAAAATACAGAAATCATTGATTTTAGACAAGATTTTAACTATTTGTATTACCAACAATTTGGATCCGAAGGATTAGTTAATCCCCAAGAAATTAATACTATTCACGTGACAAAAAACTTTTATATGCCACGCACAAATGAAGCAAGCCTAGGAAGTCAAAATAAATCAAGCGAACCAAGTTCAAGTGTAGCAAGTATATTATACAGTCCAGCTGATATGGCGTCTGCTGAACTTACAATTGTTGGTGATCCGGATTGGATTGCACAAAGTGAAATATTTTATTCACCAAAAGTAAGTAAACAAAAAAATGTTAGTAACTCTCCGTTTATGCCTGATGGCAGTATAAATTACGATGCTTCAGAAGTGTATTTCTCAATTGAATACAACACACCAGCAGATTATCAACATACAGGTCTGCAGAATATTGGATATAATAATCCAAATAAAGGAGTTGTGGACATATCAGGTGCAACTGCCACAGTTGTGTTAGCGTATCGCGCAAATACTATTACAACAAAGTTAAGCGCAGGACAATTTATACAATATCTTAAAGGTACATTATTAACGTGGCGTGATGATGTTGATGCACTTCGCCAACCAGATGGTAGTATAGGAATCGATGTTGATTCTAACAAACGTAAAGCACAGCAAGCAGAAGATGATGCATTCTGGGCCAATGTAGATGCAGAACAAGCACAGTTAATGTCCGGAGTTGATCCAGAGACAGTTACATTTGCCGAAGACATTGTAGCACAACAAAACGCCGAGTTCGAAGAAGACAATGAACCTACGGTAGTTAATTACATTGAACCGGAAACCGCCGAAGATATTGTTGCGTATCAAGATGCAGAGTTTGAGTTTGATTGGGATGACAACAATAGCGGCGATAATGTAACTACAAATAGTATAGTACCGCCGTTGACTCCGCAAGCTAAACCAACACAGCCAACGGTTAATGAAGATAAAACAAAGGATGTTGTTGTAAATGGAACTACTGAAACTGAGGCTAATCCTGAATTCCAAAATCCTGTTCCACCGCCTCCGGCTGCACGTGCAGAGCCTGTCGATAACAGAGCAGGAGCGCAGTCTGATGGTCAAGGAAACTTTGTTTATAATGGTGTAGAATTTAGTGCAAACACCCAGGCAGCATACGATAATTACATTAAGTTAATCGACAGTAATCGCCCAAGCATTGTTGAAGATTATGATCCATATTACAATGCTAAAGTACAACGTAGAGTGTCAGTTTCTCGCAGTGGCAAGAAAGTTGATAAGATTTTAGGTGCATATGATAGTAACGGCGACTTTGTTTCATTTCCGTCTGGTAATCAACCAGAAAATAATTTACGATTGCTTGATGCTCGCAATCGTAAAATTGAAGCAGATAAAAACATAGATCCATTTTTTAGATTTGATTAGGTGAACAATGGCAGAGAATATACAACGTACAAGAGGACGTCCAAGTAACTACAAAATAGACCGTGGTGGTTTACCAACGGATACTGGACCGTTCATTGGCGAAGTAATGAACAACAGGGACCCGGCACGTATTGGACGTATACAAGTATACATTCCAGAGCTTGGAGCTCAAGATAAAGAAGACTCGTCAAGCTGGCGTACAGTACGTTATATGAGTCCGTTTTTTGGTAATACTCCGCACTCGGGTTCAACTGACGGATTTGGTAAAGGCAACGGAGAGGGTAATCCTAACTCGTACGGTATGTGGTTTACTGTTCCTGATGTTGGCATTAAAGTAATGTGCGTGTTTGTAAATGGCGACCCAGCGCAAGGATATTACTTTGGTAGTATTCCTGATCCTGATTTAATGCACATGGTGCCTGCTGTTGGTGCGAGTGCTGCATTTGTAACAGACAACGATGAACAAGCGCAGCGTTTTGCCGGAGCAACACGGCTTCCTGTTGCAGAAATGAATTCAGAAAATCCTCAAGTGCGCGAAAACTCTCAAGCATTCGCTGCACCAAGACCAGTACACGCTGTTACTGCGGCCACTATGTATCAACAAGGTGTTATCAACGACAGAGTACGTGGACCAGTTGGATCAAGTGCGTATAGAGAATCGCCAAGTAATGTGTTTGGTATTCTAACACCAGGACGTCCAATATATAAGTCCGGTATTACAGAATATAATATTAAACAAAGTTTCGCATCGGGTGGTGTAACACAAGATGATTTAGAAGTTGTTGGCCGAAGAGGCGGACATTCGTTTATTATGGACGATGGCGACATTACAGGTAACGATAATTTAATTCGCATCCGCACAGCCAAAGGACATCAAATTACACTCAGTGATGATGGTAATTGTTTGCACATTATGCACGCAAATGGGCAATCGTGGATTGAGTTAGGTAAGGAAGGTACAATTGATATGTACGCTGCTAACTCTATTAATTTACGCTCACAAGGCGACGTAAACATTCATGCTGATCAAAGTTTGAACTTGTATGGCGGGGTTACAGCAGCGTTACATGGTAAGAAAGCAACGTTTGTTGAAGGTGAAGAAATATTAAGTTTAATCGGCGACAAAATGGTGTCTATTAACAGTACTAGTAAAATCAATATTAAATCTGATGGTATGTTGGCACTCTCAGGCGAAACAGCAGCAAGTTTAAGTGCTACTGGACCAACAAGCGTAAAAGGTGCATTGGTATTACTAAACACAGGTCCAGCATTGCCGACAAGCCCAGGTATATACGGAACCCGCACAACTCTACCAGATGTAAACCATGGTAGCACTGGTTGGTTATCAACTGAAGGACAACTTGAAAGTATTGTAACACGGGCTCCAACACATGAACCATATCCGCATCATAATAAAGGTGTAGCAACTAATGTTGAGTTTGATGCTGGAGGCACAACATCCGTTGCAGCAGATCAAGCGGTAGTTGATAAAATGAATTCACTAAGTGAGAATATTTCTGTGAGTGACGAGTAATGGCAATACCTGGTATAGACATCTCGGATTTAGCATCCCAAACTAGAATAACAGAAGGGATAGGTTCTGTGACTGCTACTCAGTTAGGCACAGTTATGGCCCAACAGTCAAAGTCTGTTGCTAGTGCTAACAGTTTAACCGTTGATGAAATGACTAATAGAATTGTTTCGGCAACAGGAAATACAGCAGAAAGCATTATTGGCTCAGGAGTGGGAAAATATGGTATCTCGGCTCAAGCGTTAGAACTAAACAATTATATTAAACCAGGTACTGTAGATAGATTCTTAAATGATCCAGCACAACTTGAAAATGTTTTAAGTAGCCCAACTGTGTGGACAGGTAAAGAAGGCATTACCGCAGTAGAATCATTGCTTGGTAATGGTCCAATGCAAAGTGTAGTTCAGTCAGATATTATGAGCAATGCGTTGTCTGGTTTAAAATCAACAGGAACAATCACTGGTCTCGAAGATTCTAATATTGTAGCGGGATTAACTGGCGTTGCTTCTAAGTTTGGAGTAGGAGCTACCAATGATTGGATTAGCGGCAATGTACCTGGACCATTACAAGGTGCAGCAATGGATTTGACTGGCCGTGGTGCACAATATGCAGTAGATTTTGTTGATACTAAATTATTGCCAGGTCTTGGTGATAGCACGTTAATTAGCAATGGATTAAATGGTATTGTTGGCGGAGTTGGAGATGTACTTGGCAATGTTACCGGTGGCATTGGAGATTTTGCTGGCGGTTTAGCCGACACAATTGGTATCAGCGATGTTAGTTTTGGAGATATTGGGTTTGGAGATATCACTGGCAGTTTAGGAGATTTTGCTGGTGGGTTTGGCGACGCATTAGGACAGTTTGGATCAGATTTAGGTAGCTTCTTAAATGGCGGCATGGGCGATATGGTAAGCCAGATTACTGGTGGATTTGCTGACCTTGGCGGCGAGATTTTTGGAGATTTAACGGGAAGTTTATCTGGTAGTTTCGGTGACTTAGCAGGAAGTATTGGCGGTATTAGTGCAGTCAGTGATGTTGCTGGCAACTTAATTGGTGGTTTAGGTGGATCGTTAACCGGCGCACTTAGTGGTGTAATGAGCGGTGCATTAGGTAATTTACTTGGCGGCGCGATTGGTGGATTATTTGGTGGTGGTGGCGGAAGTGGTCCTGTAACCATTACTCCGCCTGCAGTAACACAAACAGTTAAGCGTACAGGAATTGATAATGTAGTAACTAACTTAATTGGAAATCCTAAAGTACCATCGCCAAATTATACAGGTATTGTGTCAGCTTCTAACTTCCAACTTCCGTCATTGAGCGGATTAACAAACACGTTTAATAATTATGTATCAGGTGATCAACCAATCGAAGTTTGTTCGTGTTCAGATCCAACGCTTATTGGTCCAACAAAAGCAGAATGTGAAGCTGCTGGCGGTGTTTGGACCTGTTATACAGTAAATAATAAAGGAACCAGCTCATCTGGTACATTGGTATAAAATATGGCACGTTTTAAAGGCTTTTCAACAATTGGAAAATATAAAAAATTCACGTTAACTGATAACGAATTAATTAAACGTGATTTATTAAATGCACTTACTATTCGCGAAGGCGAGTTACCCGGACGTCCGTCGTACGGAACACGTTTATGGAACTTTATTTTTGAACCAAATACTCCAGATATTGTACGTCAAATTACAGCAGAACTCGAGCGTACTACAACCTACGATCCTAGAATTAAAATCAATGATATAATTGTTACTACAGATCCATCGGGAGTTGTACTAGAATTAGTAGTATCTTTTCTTCCTGACCTTAACCCACAAGTGCTTCAAATTAAATTTGATGAAGAAGCACAAACTGCTCAATATCTATAAAGTACGCCGTTAATAATTTCCATAAATAATACGATTATAAGGTAAGAGTATTATAATATGGCTACAACTTCACGTCAAACTACTATTTTTGGTATTGAAGACTGGAAAAGAATCTATCAGACATACCGCGAAGCAGACTTTCAAAGTTACAATTTTGAAACACTTCGTAAATCGTTCATTGATTACTTGCGTCAATACTATCCAGAGTCATTCAATGACTTTGTAGAGTCATCTGAGTTTGTAGCAATGCTCGATTTGATTGCGTTTATGGGGCAATCACTGTCATTCCGTGTAGACCTAAACAGTCGTGAAAATTTCTTAGACACAGCAGAGCGTCGTGATTCTGTTGTTAACTTAGCAAAGTTAGTTGGGTATACTCCTAAGCGTAACCAAGCAGCTCGCGGCTATTTAAAAGTAAATGCAATTTCTACAACAGAATCGGTATTAGATTATAACCGTAATAGTTTAGCTAATGTAACGGTTAAATGGAATGATCGTACCAACCCAGATTGGCAAGAACAGTTTAAAACAATTATCAATGCTATCTTAATTGATAGTCAGACTGTTGGTAATCCAGGAAATGCACAAAATATTCTAGGAATTAATACCAGCGAATATACTATTAACTTAGCACCTAACTTATTGCCTGTGGTTCCATTTGCTGCACAAGTTGATGGTGTTAATATGTCATTCGAAGTTGTAAGTGGTACTAGTGTTGATAAGACATACATTTACGAACCAACACCACGTCCAGGTGGCGACTTTAATTTATTGTATCGCAATGATGGGTTAGGTTTTGGTAGCACAGAAACTGGTTATTTCTTCTATTTCAAGCAAGGTGCATTAGAAACACGCGAGTTTAACTTGCCGGATCGTCTTGCTAACCGTACTGTTGATATTAACATCGAAGGCACTAATAACAGTGATGTATGGTTATATAAAGTCAATAGCTCAACTGGACAGATTTTAGAATCATGGTTACAAGTTGAAAACATTTATGGCAGCAGTTCTCAGGAAGAAGGTGCAAGTAGAAAATTATTCTCAGTATCAAGCAGAGCAAACGACCAAGTTACATTAAATTTTGGCGACGGTGTATTTGCTGAAATACCAGTAGGTACTTTCCGTAGCTATACACGCATTTCTAACGGGTTAGAATATGTTATTAACCCTAACGAAATGCAAAACATTGACGTTACACTAACATATGTTAGCCGTAAAGGACGTTTAGAAACTGCGACATTTACATTAGGGTTGCAGAATAATGTAAGCAACAGCCGGGCAAGAGAAAGTCTGGCAGATATCAAGCGCCGCGCACCTGCTCGGTTTTATACACAGAACCGTATGGTAAATGGCGAAGATTATAACAACTTCCCTTATACACAGTTTAGTTCTATTATTAAATCCAAAGCAGTTAACCGTTCAAACATTGGCACTTCCCGTTATTTAGACTTAGTTGATCCAACTGGCAAATACTCATCTATTAACACATTCGGTGGCGACGGTTTATTCTACCAAGAATTCAATGAATCGGCATTTGGATTTACGTTTGTTGATAAAAATGATATTGAAAACGTAATTCGTAACGGTATTGAACCAGTGCTTGCTGGTAGAACAATGTTGCATTTTTATTATGATCAGTTTAATCGCAAAGGTTTAACCGATTTTGACATGACATGGAATCGCAGTACTAGTTTAGTAAATGAAACCACTGGTTATTTTTACAACAGCGACGAAGTGCCAATTGCAATTGGTAGTACAATTGGCGATGATAGACAATTTGTTGATCAGAATTGTTTAATAAAATTTGTTGCTCCAGCAGGTCAATACTTTGATCGTAATAATAGATTACAAACAGGAACTCCAACTGGCCCTGGACAAAGAACATATCTTTGGGCAAGCGTTAAGGGATTAGTAGGTAACGGTACAAACAGTGGTGCAGGTAATGATGCAAATGGGCTAGGACCAGTAACTGTTAATAATTATATTCCAACTGGTGCAATTGCCGATACAGTAATTCCTGTGTTTAACACAGACTTACCAACTGAACTTGAACAAAGTATGTTGGCACAAATTGAACTATACAGAGATTTTGGGTTAGGTTACAATAACGAAACTGGAGAATGGTACATTATTAGTGCTAATAATTTAGACGAAACTGGAACGTTTGATCTAACTAATGCCGGTAACACTTCGAACTTGAATTTAGATGCTAGTTGGTTGGTCAAGTTTATTAGTACTGGAACAAATTATACAGTTACAAGTCGTACATTAAATTACTATTTTTCAAGCGTAGCCGAAACACGTTTCTTCTATGAAAATAATCAAAAGATTTATGATCCAAAAACTGGTAAAACAGTTAATGACTATGTAATGGTATTAAAAACTAATAGTCAGCCAGATAGCAACAGTCCATTGGTAGGCGAGGTGCGTCTTGATATTATTGGACAGACTATTGAGTCAGATGGTTTTGTTAATGACTTTAACGTTGAAGTTAGTTTTGCTGATATCGACGAAGACGGTGTGCCTGACGATCCAGATTTCTTCAATACACTAGTTGCACCGAGTGTGAGCTCTAGTACTAAATTAGTATTCTTTGAGCAAACAGTTGATTTTGATAATCTAGAACGTTATTTGCCATTGGCAACAACCGTAGTTAATACAATTTACGGAACACAAGATGAAATTGAATTAGTTAAGGCAGAGTATAGTAATGGTCAAGTATTTTACGCTTATAATGAAGAAAAATTCTTTGTATTAACTGTTAGTAACGGAACACGCAGTATTGCTGAAGATACCGGATATGTTTCGCGTGTAGGCCGCGGCGATATTCAATTCCAATACAAGCATAATAGTCCAGAAACAAGACGTATTAATCCTGGATCAACAAACATTATTGACTTATACCTTGTTACGGCTGATTATTATACATCATATCAGCGTTATATTCAAGACACAACAGCTACCATTACAGAACCACTACAACCAACCACTGACGAATTAACTACATTGTATGAATCACTAAACAATTATAAAATGGTTAGTGACAATATGATTTTTAATAGTGTTGAGTTTAAACCGCTATTTGGTAGTAAAGCAGACACAGCGTTACAGGCATATATTAAAGTGGTTAAACTTGAAAATACAGTAGTAAGTAACTCAGAAATTAAAAGTCGTGTAGTTGAAACAATTAACTCGTATTTTAATATTGATAACTGGGATTTTGGTGAAACCTTCTATTTCTCAGAATTAGCATCGTACATTCACGAGCAACTTGGCGGTACTGTTGGTAGCGTTATTTTATTACCTAAGGATCCAAGTAAGAGCTTTGGTGATTTATACGAAATTGGTTGCGATGCTAACGAGATTTTTGTTAGCGCAGCAACAGTAAATGATGTACAAGTTGTTGATAGTTTAACAGCAAGCCAACTAAGATTAACAAACACTAGCGGAGTAGTATAATAAATGGCACGTATTCGTTCAGTTGATTTTTTACCTGAAATTTTTAGAACAGACGTTAATCGCGAGTTCTTAAACGCTACATTAGACCAATTAACACAACAACCTAAGTTAAAAAGAACCCAAGGTTATATTGGTCGCCGTTTTGGTCCCGGTGTCGGATTACGCGATAGTTATCTATTAGAACCAACAACTACTCGTACTAACTATCAACTTGAACCAGGCATTGTTTTCACAAATGACGATTTTGAAGTTGAGGATGCAATTACCTATCCAGGAATTATCGACTCGCTTTCTCTTAAAGGCGCAGACGTTACACGTCACGATCGTTTATTTGCCAGCGAAACATATTCATGGAATCCTCTTATTGACTTTGACAAGTTTATTAACTATGGGCAATATTATTGGTTGCCAGCAGGACCAGATTCTGTTGATGTGCGCTCGACTACTATTGCTGTTGTTGATGATTTTGATGTTACAACGGTTAATGGGTCGTATAATTTAAGTGATATTGCAGGTAATAATCCAACATTAACATTAGTGAGAGGTGGCACATATACATTTAATGTTAATCAAGATTCAGGTTTTTGGATTCAATCAGAAGCAGGTGTTGATGGTACGTTAAATTATTCTCCTAACATTAGCAGCCGTAGCGTGCTAGGTGTTGTTAACAATGGCGAAGACGTAGGTACAGTAACATTCAATGTTCCGTTAGCAAACGCACAACAATTTTATTATGACTTGACTGACCTCGGTCAAATTGACTTAGCTACAATGGCAAGATTTGATTCTGTAAATCATCAACAGGTTAGTACATTTGAAGGTATTGACGGGATTACTAATCTTGAAGGTCGTACTGTAGTGTTCCTTAACCCACAAACAGGAGATAGTTACGACCTAGGATGGCAACGTGTTGGGTTATATGACGATGCAGAATATGACGATGCAGATTTTGAAGAAACAATATACTTAGACACTCGCGAAGAACGTTATAGTATCTTTAGAATTACATATGTACGTCCATATGGTACTGATGACAATATGTATATTGAATTAGTAGCTGTTGATACTGTCGAAATTGGAGAAAAGTTTGAAATTGGCTATGGTGCAGAATATAGTAACCGTAGCTTCTATAAAAATTCATCAGGGTTCTTTGCCGAAGTTCCGCTATTAACCGCTGCAAACGATGTATTATACTATCAAGATGGATCTACTGCAAACAAATTTGGTGTTATTAAACTTGTAGATCAGGAAGGTTCTGAGCAACTCTATATTGAAGATATTTTAGGTAAGACAGAATATACTTCACCCAATGGTGTTGCATTTACAAACGGATTAAAAGTTAAGTTCCAGGGATCTGTAGATCCAGCAACATATTCTGGAAATGAATATTATGTTGAAGGAGTTGGTAGTGCAATTACACTAACACCTGTTAGTGATTTAGTATGCCCGGAAGACTTCTATAATAATGTTGAAGGCACTAACAACCAGCCACAAGCAATTGACTATATTACTATTAAGCGTGATTCAATTGATCGCAACCATTGGTCTCGTTCAAACCGATGGTTCCACGCCGATGTTATTAATAAAACAGCAGAGTACAATAATTCAGTAGCAAACTTTGACAACGACTATCGTGCTAAACGACCGATTATTGAGTTTGATGCTGGTTTAAATCTGTTTAATACTGGTACTCAGTCTGTTAATCCAGTTAATGTAATTGATTTTACAACCACTGACGCCTTATCAAACGTTCATGGTTCAGCTGGATTTTCAACCGACGGATATAGTCTAACTAACGGAAGTCGTATTATATTTGCAAACGATACCGACCCAGAAGTACGCAACAGAATCTATACCGTACAAATTGTTGATCCTGATGACGATAGTACGGCGTACGGTGAGATTATTAACTTACAGCCGGCGGATGATCCGCTTGTTCTTGAAGATCAAGTAGTTTATTGCGAATCAGGTAACACTCAGGCAGGAAAACAATATCATTATATAAGTGGTACATGGAACTTATGCCAAGAAAAAACAGCAGTTAATCAGCCACCATTGTTTGATGTGTTTGATAACGACGGCTATAGTTACGGCAACGCAGCAGTATACCCAAGTACATCATTTGCAGGCACAAAACTATTCTCATATAAAGTAGGAACAGGCGCAAATGTAGATCCTGTGTTGGGTTTTAGTTTAAGTTATTTAAACATTGATAACATTGGTGATATTGTATTTGACAATAACCAATATTCAGACACATTTATCTATGTTGTAGATTCAAGTAGTGTCAACGGATCCGTTAAAAATGGTTTTGCGAGAAAATATACAGACAGAACAACTTATACAAACGAAATTGGCTGGGTAACTAGTGTAGATCGCAATTGGTCAAGACAAGTTTTTACCTATGAATATGCAGGAAGAACTTTATCATTAGATGTTACTCCGCGTACTGATTTAAATGTACCGGCTATTAAAGTTTATGTAAACAATAAATTTTTAAATCCAAGTTCGTATTCATATATTGTACGTGATACACAAACATTCATTGCATTTACAAATGGAGTTTTAACAACCGGCGACTTAGTACAGGTTAAAATTATTAGTAAAGAAAGTAGCGCAGTAGCATACTATGAAATACCTAGTAACTTAGAAAGCAATACCTTCAGCGAAAACGCATCAACATTCACGCTCGGCACTATTAGAAATCACTATAATCGTTTAGTTGAAAATGTTAGTGGATTTGCAGGACAAATTAATGGATCAAATAACCTACGTGACAAAGGAAATGTTCCATCATATGGCGATGTGATTGTACAACATTCTGCACCTGTTGCTCCAGCAGCGTTCTTCTTACGTAATGCCGAATATGATTTCTTTAACTCACTTGACTACAATGCAAAACAATACGAAAAATTTAAGAATCAAATTTTAAATTGGGTTGAGAATAACGAAACGTATGAGTTAACTCCAGCGCAAATTCTTGATGCAGCTCTAGTAGATATTAACAATGGTAAATCAAATAATAGTGTCTACTATTGGAGTGATATGATTCCGTTTGGTGGTGACTATACAGAAACTACCTATACGGTAAGCGTTATTAGTACAAGAAATTATAACACGGTAAATGTTTATGATTTTACAAATGCAAATAGCTTTGGTTTATTAGTATATCGCAATGATGTGTTATTGCGCAAGGATAGCCATTATATTGTTGCGACTGACGGTCCGCGTATTACATTAACATTTGATGCAACAATTGGTGACACAATTGTTATTCGCGAATACGCATCAACATACGGAAGTTTTGTTCCTGAAACACCTACAAAATTAGGACTATACCCTCGCTTTGATCCAGCGATTTATGAAGATGATACATATGTTACTCCGCGTAACGTAATCCAAGGACACGACGGTAGTATTACAATTGCATTTGGCGATGTTCGCGATGATGTGTTGTTAGAATTTGAAAATAGAATTTACAGCAATCTAAAGAGTTTAGATAGCGGCGATATTCCACTAATTGCATGTGATGTTGTTCCTGGTAAGTTCCGCGAAACTGATTATACTGATACAGAAGTAACAGAGATACTTTCTGAGAGTTTATTAAATTGGGTCGGGTGGCATAAACTTGATTATAAAACACAAAGCTACGATGCTACCAATGAATTCACTTGGAACTATAGCACAGCAACAAGCCGGTTAGACGGAAGTTTATTAAAGGGTGGTTGGAGAGGAAACTACAAGTATTATTATGATACTGATCGTCCGCATACTCATCCTTGGGAAATGTTAGGGATCACTGATGAACCTTCCTGGTGGGAAGATCGTTACGGTCCTGCACCATGGACTTCAGGTAACTTAGTAATGTGGGAAGATTTAGAAGCTGGTTTTATCAACGAACCTGGTAATGAGCGTTATGATTCTCGTTTTGCACGTCCGGGTTTAACAACGGTTATTCCAGTTGACAGTGAAGGTAATCTCCAGGACCCAATGGTTACATTGGTGTCGAACTTTAATCAGACTGATTTAAAGAAAAGCTGGCGTCCGGGAGACATCGGACCAGTTGAAGCAGCGTGGAGACGTTCGAGTAACTATCCATTTGCTATACAGAAATTATTAGCATTAACCAAACCGGCAGAATATTTCTCATTGTTAATCGATTGCGACCGTTACAAATACAACAATTCTGTTGGGCAATATGTTTATGATAATCGTCAGCGTCTAGATTTGCGTAATGTAGAAATTTTTGATTCTGCTAAACCAAAACACAGCTACATTAATTGGATTGTTGAATTTAACAGAAGCATTGGTATTGAAACATCGAGCACGCTTAGTAATAAGTTGTCAAATGTTGATGTGCGCCTATGCTACCGCACAGCCGGATTCACTGATAAGAAATACTTGAAAATCTTTACAGATAAATCAAATCCTGATAGTGCAAATTCGAGTTTGATGATCCCTGATGAAAGTTATAGTGTATTACTATATAAAAATCAGCCATTTGGTGATTTACAATATTCAAGTGTAATGATTCAAAAAACTGATGGTGGGTATGCTGTATATGGTAACAGTCAAACAGAAGCATACTTTAGAATACTACGCAGTAACACAGGTGGCGATTATAAAACAATTGATTTTGGAACAAATAGATATAGATTACCTCGCAACTTTACAACACAAATAGTTCGCGTACCATACGGATATACGTTTACTAATATTAATAGTGTAATAGATTTCTTAGCAAGTTATGGAGAATTCCTAAAGAGTCAAGGGTTATTGTTTGACGATATTGAAAACAATTATATGCTTGATTGGGCTCAAATGGCCAACGAATTTTTATACTGGGCAAATCAGAGTTGGAGTGTTGGTAGTTTAATCAACTTAAATCCAGCAGCAAATGTATTAGAATATCGTCGTAATCGTGCTGTTGTTGATGATTTAGGTAATTTAGCAATTAATGAACAACCTTTAGATCAAAATCGCCAACCTTTATTAAAGAAAGATTATGCAGTAACACGTTTAGATAATACATTTAAACTTACTTCGTTAGCAGCCGATAAATCATTGAGCTATATGCGTGTGCGTGCTACAGCATACGAGCATGTGTTAGTGTTTGATAACGTTAGTATCTTTAACGATTTAATGTATCAGCCAATGACTGGTTTACGTCAACAACGTTTACGCATCGATGGTTACAAAACATTTGAATGGAATGGACAACTTGACGCACAAGGTTTTATTCTGAATCAGGATAATGTAGCATCATGGAACGCAAATCGCAGTTATAATAAAGGCGATATTGTTAAGTATAAGAATTCATATTGGACAGCAGCAAGCAAAATTCAGCCAGCAGAAGAGTTTAATTTTGACGACTGGACTAAGGTTGATTATGATAACTTTAGTAAAGGGTTACTTCCAAACATTAATAACAAAGCCGATCAAATGCGTAGTTATTATAATAACTCAATTGCAAACCTCGAGTCAGATGCTGATTTACTAGGGTTAGGTTTAACAGGTTTCCGTACAAGAGATTATTTAGAATCAGTGAATTTAGACGATATTAGTCAGGTTCAAGTTTATAGTAATTTAATTAAACAAAAAGGTACTCCTGCAAATGCTAAATTGTTCCAAGGTGTTGAGTTTGACAAAGAATTATCAGAGTATAATATCTACGAAAACTGGGCAATTAAACGTGCAACATATGGTGCAAATGATAATAAACGCTACGTAGAATTGGCCTTGGATAAAGAATCATTGTATTCGAATCCAAGCATAATTGAAGTTGGGTTGTCCGGTGACGAATCAGAAGCGAACCAATTTATTAATGTAAATGATATCTATAAGCAAAGTATTAAAAATACAACACGTAACATATTACCTGAACTTACCGAAAGTTTGACTGATATTGGATTACCGACGGCTGGGTTTGTTAACTCTGACGATGTAGATATTACAGTATTTGATTTATCTGATTTAACAGCAATTAATAACTCGCTAAGTGAAGTTAAAGATGGTACTCATATTTGGGTAGCACGCTCGAATACTTACGATTGGAATGTATATCGTTGTGATAATATTTCTCCTGATGTTGAAACAGTTATTGATAACTTAAATGGCACAGTTTCTCTTGTATTCAATGAACCGACTACATTAGAAGTTAACGACATTATTATTGTTAAGAACTTTGATGATCAAATTAACGGCGCACATCGTGTAAGAAAGATCAATGATGCAACTTCAGTAATTGTTAATGGGTCAATTTCAGGAAACGAGTCAACATTAACTGGACTCGGTGTTGTGTTCAAGTTAGTTACAGCAAGATTAGATCAAGCAAGTGATGCTGCTGATAGCGAGTTTAATACTCGTATGTACGAAGGTGACAAGATTTGGGTTAATAGCGATATTAACGGTAATTGGAAAGTGTACGAAAAGAGAATACCGTTCTCATTACTCCAGAGTCAACCTGCGACGGGTGCAACATCAAATGTCGGATTTGGTGCAAGTGTAGTACAAGGATTAAATGGCACAGGTTGTATTGTTGGCTCACCAGAACACCTGAGCGGTAACGGCGGTTTATACTGTTATAATAAAACTGACACCGGATATACATTTAGCAAAACACTAAAAGATGTTAAGAATATTGAATCCCTTGGCAATTCATTGTCAATGGCATCTAACTGGGCAATTGCCGGTGCTAAAGAAACTGAAAACAGCGAAGGTGCTGCTGTTATTGTTTATAGAGATCAACGACTAAACTTATTCCAAGAATATCAAGTATTGACCCTTCCGGACACTGACAGAGACACAGTGGGTGCAGAATTTGGGTATGATGTAGCTATTTCCGAAGACGAAAAGTGGGCATACGTATCTGCCTTGGGCATTGGTAAAGTTTATGCATATACTCGTGTTGATTATCAAGACCAAACAGCATCATTTATAACAGATGGTAATACAGCTAGTTATAACATTGAAGATTACATTGAAGTTGATAACAAAACACAGGTAACAGTAACCGTTGACGGTGAAGCACTAACAACTAGCCAGTTTAACATTACATCAAACATATTGACTATTAATGATGTTCCGGCAGCTGGACTTGAAGTTGAAGTTGCACGTAAGAAATTAGTTACCGCTACTGGAGACGGTAGCACAACTACATTTGCAGAAGTTGCAGAATTATATACTGCAATCAACGAAGAAGCTGTGCAAGTATATATTGAAGGTGTACTACAACGCCCATATTATGACTACAGCTTTAATATTGATAGTACTGTTGCAATTGACTTTGCAACGGCTCCTGCAGAAGACGCATCGATTGTATTTAGAGCAGAAGATTACTATAGATATGTTGATACTATTACTGGTATTGTCAGCGAAGGTTTTGGTCAGTCTGTTAGCACCACTAGCGACGGACAGCAAGTTGTTATCGGTGCTCCAACAGCAACAAATGGAAGTCTACAAAACTCTGGTAAATCGTATGTGTACGAGAGAACTGTTGAGCGTTTTATTGTAACCGATGCATTAACTAAAACATATACAGCATACAGAACTATCAGCGGCACCAATTCTATACATATTAATAATGTACATCAATTAAATTCGATTAACAATGTTGGTACACAAACATACACAATTAACGAAACATTAAACAATGTAACATTCTCCGACGGGGTCACTTTACGTGTTGGTGATAAGATTGACATTGATGTTAACACATTCCAGCTTGTACAGACATTGACGTTGACTAATAACAACCAAGGTGCATATTTTGGCGAATCACAAAGTATCTGTAGAACAGATTGTTCGTTATATGTAGGTGCTCCAAGGGATTCATGGGTGCTACCCGAAGCAGGCTCAGTTACACGTTATTTAAACCGCAGCCGTGTATTTGGTACAATCACAGGTACTGTAGAAGATCCAACAATCACAGTAGGACATTCGATACGTATCGATAACGAAGATGTGTTCTTTACAAATACAACTGTAGAACAAGCAGCTCAAGATATCAATGATGCTATTATTCCAAATGTGCAAGCAAGTGTGAGTAGCAATGGACAACTTGTTATTAGCGTTATTAACCAAGACGAAGCACCAATTTTAAGTAAATTAACAGTTATGCCTGGTGTTGGCACAGCATTTAGTGATTTAGGACTAGTTCCATTTGAAAATGTGCAGGTAATTACTAGCCCTGCTGCTAACGAATATGATCACTTTGGTAGTAGCATACATGTTGATTATTCAGCAACAAATTTAGTAGTTGGTGCAAATAGAGCCACTGCACGTATTCCAACTACATTTAACAAGAATGTAGTTGAAACAGTTTACGATTCAGATACAACCCGTTTTGTTGATCCGATTGTTGAAAGTGGTTCAGTTTACACGTTTGATTTATTGCCAAGTTCAAATTATCAAACACCAGGTAAATTTGTGTTTGGTCAACAAATTTATGATTCAGAAATTGGAGAGTTAGACCAGTTTGGTACTGCGGTAAACTTTACTGATAATTTATTAGTAGTTACAAGTCCTGGTTACGATACAGCAGTTAATGACATTGGACGTTTAGTTGTATTTGAAAACCCAACAAGAGATCAAGCGTGGCAAGTAATACAATCACAACCGAATGTAGTTGATAGTCGTTTAACAAGTTATCTTTACATCTATAGTAAAGATACAGAATTAGTAAACACCTACCTAGACTTCATTGATCCAATTAACGGTAAACTATTAGGACCAGTTAAACAAAACTTAGACTATATCGGAGCTATCAATCCAGCAGTTTATAACGGAGGTAGTGCAGGTTCGGGAATTTACTGGGCCAAGGATCATGTAGGTAAGTTATGGTGGGATACCACACAAGCTCGTTTCTTAGATTATAACCAAGAAGATATTGTTTATAGTTCTAAGAATTGGGGAAGATTATTCCCGGGTAGTACCATTGATGTTTATGAATGGGTTGAAAGTTCTGTTCCGCCTAATCAGTATACCGGTCCGGGCACGGTTCGCAGCGTTAATGAATTTTCAATTATCAATGGACTTGATGCAGCAAGAACTATTGCCACACGTTATTATTTCTGGGTTAAGAATAGAACAGCAACTAACCGTGCCGCAAATAAAACACTAAGCGCACGTGCTATTGCTTCCTATATTGAAAATCCACAAGCATCTGGTATTCCGTATGCAGCATTAATCCGTAAGAACGTGGTTGCGTTGTACAATGTTGATGAATATATTGCTGACAACTACGATAGCGTATTGCATATTGAATATAATCGTACTTTAACAGACAATAATGTTTTTGTTGAATATGATTTAATTCGTGAAAATTATGCAAACGATTTCTTACCAGACTTGCTGTATCGTAAACTCCAAGACAGTTTGTGCGGTGTCGATACCATTGGTAACAAAGTTCCAGACTTTA